GGAATGTTAGTGATTTCTCTAAGGTGAATCTGGTTTGAGTATTCGATTAGACAAAAACCGTCCGTTAGGGGAGGGGGATTCAGTTGCACGATATGATGGCTATCATTCTCTTTGATGATTTTAATCTCTCCTTCCATGGTCGGCATTAGCTCTCTATCAAAGAAGATCGGGGCATCCTCGACAAGCATATGGTTATGCAGCTTTAGCGTGGGAATCTGTGCAATTCTTGCAGCCTCAACTTTCAATCTTTCGGCTCCGCGCTCTAACATTGCGTGATCAAGTACTTCTCCATCTTTTAGCTCACCTGTAGCAAGCCAGTGTAAAGGGGCGCCCGTTTCTAGAGCACACCGGAGCACGATATCAGTTGGATAGTTATCACGTGTTATGCGATTGGCGAGGGAGCTGCCAGAAATGCCGATATGGTCAGCCAGCTGTACTCTCGATGTGAATCCGTACGCGCGACACACCCGCTCTATTGCCTCTTTAGCTCCCTTAGTTAAGTCCATTTCTTCACCTTTTTAAAAGTAGCGCATTGACACTCACTAAAAGCAAAGATAGGATTAGTGCATTCTTTGCTTTTAGTGAAGAGTGATTGATAGTAGTTGATAGCTAAAAACATCAGTTACGAGCAGTCCCCACTGGTACGTAACCTAACGTGAGATTTTGCAATATGAACACTGTACTGGCAACACATAATGAAAATCGCTGGGTGAAACTCTCCACTTTCTGTGAACGCACCGGCATCAAGCTATGCACGGCGCGTTACTTCATCAAGGTAGGTAAGCTGCACATCAAACCCAAAGTAAATCCAAAGGACCGAGTTTTTGTAGATTGGTTCTCGTGGAACGCCGGTAAGAAAATTCACTAAACGTGATTCTTGTTGTTTAAGGGAGTGATAACAATGTTTGATTTTCGCGTTTCCACACACAGCCACTTTGAAGAAGCCTGCCGCAAGTTTGCTCTGGCTCATAACATCAGCGATCTGGCACCACGTGCTGGCATGAAAGTGCAGACGCTTTGCAATAAACTTAACCCCGACCAGGCGCACAAACTGACGGTTGAGGAAATGTTGCAACTTACTGACCTTACCGAAGATGCAACGCTTATCGATGGCGCACTGGCGCAACTGCAATGCCTGCCATGCGTTCCTATGAACGAACATGTTGCCGAGAAATTCCCGGCCTATGTTCTGAATGCTTCTGCTCAGGTTGGAACGCTGGCAGCCAGCGCAGCTAATCAGGGCAACATATCAGCCTCATGCCGTCGCGGTATTGTTGACGCAGCAAACACCGGCATACGCTGCATGATGCTGGCAGCATTGGCGGTTCAGAACCGCATTCATTCAAACCCGACGCTGGCTTCAACCGTGGATGCAATCAGCGGTTTGAGCGCATCGATCGGTATGAGTTGAGACCGGTTCGATGATCTCTTTAGCAGCACGCCTCAAGCGGCAGAGCCCGTCAATGTCATATGGCAACGGCTGGATAATGGGTGAGAACGGCAAGCCGTGGCATCCGGTATTAAGCAGCCAGGAAAAAGAAGTAAACCAAAGAGGTAAATCATGGCTATCGAAGGTAATGCCATGCTGGGTGAACTGACAGCAGGGCAGCGTGTTTCAGCGTTAAATCACCTTGCTGTAATTCGCTCTCAATTTGGCGCCAACTGTGAAAAAGAGTTATCCCGATTCTTTGCTGATATGCGCGATGTGCGGGACAGCAATTATCAGGAAA